AATAACAGTGACAAAAATATAAATAATTTTTTAATATTACAAACATTAAATTAAAAAATATTTATTTTTTTTTTGGCGGAGAAATAGGGATTCGAACCCCAGGAACCTTTCGGTTCAACAGTTTTCTAGACTGTCACAATCGACCACTCTGCCATTTCTCCTAATATAATATTAACTGTAAAATTTATCTAAAATTTGTGTTTCAATATCTTCCCAATTATCATCATAATATTTTTCAGATTCTTCATCACTAAAATAATCTGGTTCAAATGAAAATTCTACATCTCTACCGGTATAGTAAGGATTTAATATACCTTCAATCTCAATAAAATTATCACCCATATTTATTAGATAATTTACTTTATATTTTTCTTTTTGTTTACGAGGATCTCTTTCATCCTGTTCAATTTTCGTAATATCAATTTCAATACCTCTATTTTCGGTATTTTCCTTTAATATTTTTTTCAAATTACTTTTAATTATTTTATTTAATGTATTTTTCATAATTATATATCTTATAATAATTAAATATATAGATAATTAAATATATCTGAATAAAGATTTAATTTTCTCGGTAACAATTATATTCAATGTGATTAATTGGTTTAATTCTTTTTTCAATTTGGCTTCTTTACTACTACCATTCCATTTAAGACAAATGAAATCAGACCAAGGTATTTTTACATAAACCCCTTTACGTTGGATATAGAATCCATCGATAAAAACGTCATATACGTTATAACAACCTTCATATGTTTTAATATGTACTTGATTACCAGGTACACAAGGTTTTTTTCCCTTAATTAAAACATTATCTTTATAATAATACCACGGGTTAAATCCTGTCATAATCCCAAATTTTAGTTAGTAATTTTGTAATTATCTGTTTATATTAAAAGTTAATATATTGAATTTAAAGAAGTTAAAATTAGTTGTTGATATATATTAGTTATGCTCCATGCCTTAGTTTCGGTTCTTCGATTTGTTATTTGTGGTGAAAACAAAAAGAATTTTCCCAACACACTTATTTTTTATATCCAATATATGCTTTAATTGGTACATCTAAATTTATTGCTGCTTGTAATCTATGCGAACCATCAAAAATGTGATATTTATTTCCATCATCAACTAAAACAATTGGTGGAAACTCACTTCCTTTTTCATAGCCTTTCATATATCTTTTAACATCTAATTTAGATGCAGGATATAACATTTGTTTATCAATCTTTTCATCATTTGGGTATATTAAAGTTGGATCTATATTCCAATTATACCCTTTTAATGATGGTATTCCTTGAAAGGCATCTCTTTCTCCTGAATGTGGATTTGTTTTTTCAATGTGTTTATATATAAAGTCAGAATTATCATTAACATTTTCGTTAAGAAATTCTCTTATGGTTGTTTTAATAAACTTTTTCAAATCACTCATAGTTTTTCTTTTATATATAAATATTGAAATTTTAAAAATCCACCCTAAAATTCTTTTTGTTTTTCTTTCGTGTTTCAAATCAACATTTGTGCTTAATAAGTCGGCACGAGAGCATAACAGCAAGTAAATTACATTAAAACGATAATTTACTTGCGATCGTTATGATGACAAAAATATTAAATTAAAACGTAATTTAAAAATTTAAATTTGTTTAAGTATTTTGATTTTCTTGAAAACCTTTCCAATGGGATAATACTCTTTCATCGGCGAAAGGTCTACAGTATTTACCTTCATTACTAACCATATGATTACCAGTTTTTTCACTTAACATCCACCACTCGTATTTAGATCCATTAAGAATCAGATACATTTCACAACCATTACTCTTTGACCAAAGTAGGCCTTTTTGTTTAATTCGTTGATTTTCCATAATTTTAAGTTTATACCACAAAAATATTAAATTAAAACGTAATTTACAAATTTAAATTTAAAGATATTTATAAATAAAACTATTATGGCATTAGGTGATAAAAAAGGACCTTTTTATAGGTTACCAGTAGAAAAATTCGTATATAAATGGACCCCACAACCTTTTGAACCCAAGACAAAGGTTAGTGGTAAGAGTAATAAAAAAATTCTTTGTACGGCTGTACCCAATTCTCAGGGTGAAGATTTTGTTACTGAATATGTTTATAAATTAACATATAAACCGGATAATATGGAACATAAATACGCCTATGTTGAATGTAATTACGTGGAATAATTTATTTACTTTTTATTTTATTTCCCGTATATTTACATAAACTAAATACTATTTATGGCAAATAATGATAATCTAACAGTTTGGCAAAAATTAGGTATTCTATTCGGACCGGATAAGAAACCTTTAATCAATCCAACAAATTCTTATAATATTAATTCTAAAGAATTATTAAAAACTAAATCTAAAGAAGAATATAATAAAGAAAAGTTACAGGCACAACAAAGTTTATACTTAAAAAATCAGTGGGAAAAGGTTGATAATACTTTATACCAACAAGCCGTATTCTATGAAACAACTAGGATCGCGTCATATACTGATTTTGAATCTATGGAATTTTTCCCCGAAATATCGGCGGCATTGGATATCCTAATGGAAGAATCTACCACACAAAATAGTAAAGGTAAAGTGTTAGAAATTTATTCCGAATCTGAACGAGTTAAAAAAGTTCTTACTGATTTATTTTATAATAGACTTGATATACATACCACATTACCGATGTGGACTAGAAATGTATGTAAGTATGGTGATAATTTTTTATATTTAGATATAGATGATAAAGAGGGTATCATCAACTGTAAACAATTACCTAATATTGAAATTGAAAGACATGAAGGTGATGTTTATAATTCTATAAATGGTGTAATTGATATTGATCGTAATAAAAAGAAAGGTGATGATTTAAAATTTGTTTGGAAAAACAGAGAATTTGAATTTAATTCATGGCAAATCGCACATTTTAGATTATTAGGTGATGATAGAAGATTACCTTACGGTACTAGTATATTAGAAAAGGCTAGAAGGATTTACAAACAATTAATGTTATCTGAAGATGCCATGTTAATTTATAGGATAACTAGAGCCCCTGAAAGAAGGATATTTAAAATATTTGTTGGTAATATTGACGATAAAGATGTTGAACCATATGTACAACAAATCGCCAATAAATTTAAACGTACACCGGTTGTTGACCCTAAAACTGGACAAATAGATTTACGTTATAATCAAATCGCCAATGATCAAGATTTCTTTATTCCGGTAAGGGATCCTGCGGCACCAAATCCTATCGATATTTTACCCGGCGCAAGTAATTTATCTGAAATTGCAGATATTGAGTACCTCCAAAAAAAGTTATTCGCAGCACTTAGAATACCTAAACCATTTTTAGGGTTTGAATCTGCTGTGGGTGATGGTAAAAATTTAGCGTTACAAGATATTCGTTTCACTAGGACTATCAATAGGATTCAACAATCAATGTTACAAGAATTGAATAAAATAGCTATTATTCACTTATACATATTAGGTTTAGATGAAGAATTGAATAATTTCACTATAACATTAAATAATCCTTCAACACAAGCTGAAGTATTGAGAACTGAACAATTGACACAGAAAATGCAATTATATAAAGATTCAGTTGCTGACGCTGGTAATGGATTTGCGGCAATGTCAATGACTAAAGCTAAAAAAGATATATTGAATATGTCTAATGAAGAAATTCGTTTAGATTTAGAACAACAACGTTTAGAAAAAGCAGCTGCGGCTGAATTAGCTAATACAGCGAATATAATTAAGAAGACTGGTTTATTTGATAAGATTGATAATATCTATGGTGATAAAGAAGGTGGTGCGGTAACTGAGGGTACACCAGAATCAAGTGCACCACCGGTAGAAGGGGGTGAATTACCACCAACAGAAGAACCTATGGGTGAATTACCACCTACGACAGAATCTAAATTAAATGATATTGATAAATTATTAGTTGAGAGTAAAGAATTTTTAACCAAAGAATATGAAGTAAAGAAGAAAAAGTATACTAATAATTATATGAATAAATTGATGGAGAGTTTAGATAATAAAGAAAATGTCAAGGTTTTAATCAATGAAAATAAGGAAAATGTATCAGATTTAAATACAAGATATAATAATGACATAACTAATATGATGGATGATATAGATAATTTAATAAAAAAATAATTTTTTTTTAATTTTCTATATATTTATTATAATATAGACTATGTACAATTTCGGAAACATTAAAAATACATTCAATAAAGTTTTAACTGACTCTATCACACAAAAAGATAGGGTCAGAAAAAATCTTTTTAAGGAGTACTTAAAAACATTAAAAGAGAGTAAGATATTAAAATCTCAATTCATTGTTTTAAATAATGTAGAGAATAAGTTCATAGAAGATCCATATTTGGCGGGAGAATATGTAAAAGAAAATATTGAATCCTTACGTAAGTATACTGTCAATAATATTATATCAGAAAATTCTAAATTACTTTCAATATTAGAAAAGAATAATTTAAAAATTACAGAAGAAGAAAATAAGTTATATGAATCATTAGATAATTTAATATGTCTAAAGAAAGATTCTAAAAATGTTGATAAGATTCACGAATCGTTCGAATATGTTCGTTCATACGTGAT